CCCTTGACCGAGAAACTGTAGGTCGAAACCGGTCCGGTGACGGTGGTCAGCGTCTCCGCCACGGTGATCGTTGTGGCGGTCAGTCCGGTGACGCGAAGCGGCCGGTTCAGGTCGCCGGCAGCCAGACCGACCGTGAAGGTGACGATGTCCCACACCCGCACGCCGGCAGTGATGACAGAGCCGCCGCTGAAGGTGATCGTGGAGCCGGTCGCCGACATGGTGGCGCTGGACATCGAGCCCGTCGCCTGCGTGATGCTGGCGCCACTCGCCCAAGTGCCGCGCATCACGGCCTCAAGGATCGGGTCGTAGTTGGAAAGCTGAAGCTCCCCTTGGTACTGACCGCTGGTCTTCTGCGTGCCGTGCCGGCCGCGGACGGCCATGCCGTCCTGACGAACCTGCTGCGACTGGACAGCCTGCTTGGTGAGCTGCCCCTTGCCGCCGGTAACCGGCAGCAGATACGCCCCGGTTCCGGTGGCCGCCGTGCCGCGAGCCGACTGCGCCTTGTAGGCGACGTAGTTGTTGAATTGCGTCTGATAAGTGGTAGGCATCTCTCTCTCCGTGCGGGCGCAAAAAAGCCCGCGCGGCACGGGCCGGCGGGCGCGGAATGGTCAGCCGTCAGGGCTGGTCAGTCGGGGAAATCGTAATCCCAAGGGATGGACAGCATGCGGCAGAAGCGATTGCCTTCCTCATAGGCGGCAACGCCATCGTCAGCGCGAGGGTCCATGGTGATGAGGCGGGCTGTGGTGACAGGGTCGATGGACACAGTCACACGGCGGAAGGCGTCCATGATGGCATCGGCCTTCGTCTGGATCGCTGCGTTGCCACTGCCCTGGACGACGGACAGGTAGAGCCGGAATACACCCTGCCCGCGGCCCCGCCGCTTGCCTTTCGGCCCGGCCGTGGCGCTTGCCTGCCCGGCTATCACCTCGCACTCAATCGCTGGCGCAGGAACGCCATCGCCATCAACCGGCATGTTCCCGTCTGAGGTGTTCGTTCCATCAGGCCATTGCTCATTTGCCCAGCGGATCGGCCAGTCCGTGACGACATCGGCCAACTTCGCCTTTAGGGCGGTCTCTACGGCTCCGATCATCACAGCACCTTGATTTCAATGCAGGGCCAGCGGTTTTCCGAGCGGTTGGCACGCTGAGCGCTCCCGTTGGAGATGAACCGCCCCTTCTTTCCTCTGACCGACTTTGAGGCTTCACCAGCTTGCACCGCCGCGCCGTCAAGCAGCGCGCGATAGTCGAAGTCGATGGCAACCGGATAATTCCCGAACCGGCGCTTTAACTCCTTGGCCGTCACCTCGAAAACGCCGTTGGGCGCCTGCGCCGACAGGCCGGGGCGGCGCTGCGTCCGTTCGCCCGCGCGGCTCTTAATGCCGCCTTCGATTTTGCGAGCATATGGGACACCGTCGATGAAGATCACCTCGTCACCCGGCATGAGGTCGATGGTCGCGCCTTCCGTCGCCGCGTCGCGCCGCTTGCCATTCACATACATCCAAATGTGGTCGCGGTACCTGCCCGTCTTGACCGGGGCAGTACGCAGCAGTTCCTCATAGGCAGCGTCGATCACGTCGCCGGCTGGGTGGAACTCGTACTGAATGACGCCGCCATATTTGACGCTGTCTTCCAATGCGCCTTTCTGCCCGTCTACTACGACAGTGGTGGGGTATCTGCCCTGATCGCTCTCCAACTCAGCCCGAGCGGCGCGGGCTGTTGCAGCATGCATCTTCACGAACGCCTGCGGTGACAGGGTGTCGCTCTTCAGCAGTTGGATTTGCTTGCGCACGACGTCGATGTTGGATGCCATCGGTCACCCCATGAAGTCGGCTTCAATCCGCACGACTTGGCCGTCAATGAAGACCGGCCAGACGAACGTTATGGTGCGTTGCGCCCCGTTCCAGAGAACCTTGTCCGTCACCTTCATGGGCAGCGTGACCGCGGCGCCGGCAGCCGTGAATGCCGTTGGCGACAGGATCGCCCGGAACGTGCCCTGCCCGCTTGTGCTGCCGGGGCGCAATTCCTGCGCTGACAGCCCCTTCACCCTGGCGGCGCACTCGACATAGGACGAGCCGCGGAAGACCTTGATGGGCGATGCAGAGCGCGCCAGTGAGGCGTCCAGGCGGGCAATGGTCGCGGCGGCGGTCATGCTATCACCATGTTGGTGTAGGTGGACAGACGGGACACGATCTCAGCGGGCAATCCGCCGTCCATCTGGACCTTGCCGGCGTCCATGAAGGTCACGGCGTCCACACCATCTACGTCGATGCTGCGCAACAGCGGATCGCCGCGAGTATGGGCGTACCACCGATACCTCACAGCGTCTGTCACGGCGCTGGAGAGCGCCGCCGGCACATCGGCCAGCAACCACCCGCCCGCCCCGGTGACAACCACCCTGCCCCGCTCCCAGCGCGTCCGGCAGCCATTGGAGTTGAGGCGCCACAGCAGTCCGGCCATGGGCTCCACCTCCACGTCATCGGCGACGGTCAGCGACACGCCGTCGACGGTCACGGTGGAGACAGTGAACGGAATGCGCCAAGGCAGGATCAGCGGCGCCGGGTCCAGGCCGCACGGAACTTCCTGCGCCCGATAGGCGATGGTCGCGCCCTCAGACAAGAACGTCCGCCGGCCGGCTTGGTCCGTGGCGACGCCGCAGACCTCGCACACGCTGTCGGACAGATCCTTGATCCAACGCGTCAGCATGGCGTCCCGGTCAGCGTCAGTCCCGGTTATGCCGAGTTCGGCCTTGACCGTCGCCAGCGACACAAGCGACCGGTCGGAGACTGCGGCGGAGACGGTCAGGGTCGGCATGGTCACTCCTTCGCCAGTTCGGCGGCCATCTGACGGAGCTTGTCTTCGCCGGTCTTGTGGTGCGGCTTCACGCCACGATCAGCCAGGAAGGCCCGCAAGGCGTCGGCGTCGGCGGTGGACGGGTCGAACGCCTCAGAGGCAGGCGGCGCGGGGGCAACCCCCACCGGCCCGATGAAGCCTTCAGCGGCCAGCCCATCGGCAACGGAGGCGCTGATCTCGCACTCATCGCCCTCAAACAGGGTGACGACGCGCACGCCGTCAGGGGAATAGCGGAAAGTCTTCAGTACCTTGTGCATATCGCCCTCACGGCATAGTGGGGCGGCCCGTCAAGAGCCGCCCCGGTCACGGTCAGGCGACCGGCACACTAGCCGGATGGCCCTGCACGGCCACGGCGCCGATGGTGCCGCCGCTGGTCACCCCGGTCGTCGTGATGACAAGCCGCACGTACCGCTTGTTTCCGCGGTAGCCCAACTTCTTGGCCTTGTTGTCGTCGGCCGCGGCAAAGGTCGCGCCGGCCACGGTGCCAAGCAGGTCTCCGGCGGCGACGGCAGAGCCGTCAGACAGGTCGGAGGCATCGCCTTCGGTCAGGGACGGGGTGTAGGTGCCATCGGTCAGCGTGCCGGACTTGATCACGAACTCCAGGCTGTCATAGCCCTTGGTGTCGATGATCACGCCGTTGGTGGCCGTGTTGGAAGTGATGGCGGCGGTGTTCATCGCCGTCGAAACCGCGATGTTGTGATGCAGATCACGCATTGAAGCGAACTCCTATGGCTCAGATGCGCGAAGGGCGCCACTCGGGCGCCCCTCTCGCGTTGTCGTGTGTGCGGCCTATTAGGAGGCGGCAACCTTCAGCTTGCGGTACGCCTCTGCCTGACGGACGCCGCCGCCCGTGCGCTTGCGGGCACGGAATACCACCATCCCCTCGTCGGCGCCGGTCGTGTAGTCCACCATCATGCTGATGGCGATCCGGTCAACGATGATGTACGCGCGGCGGAAGTCGCCGAACGCGATGGGGTAGGCGCCGGCCGCGACATCCGGCATATCCGGCATTTCGACATAGGGCGCGTTCAGGATGGTGTTCGGGGCGCCGCCGGCAATGCCAGGGGTCCAGAGATAGTTGTTGTCACCGTCCTTCAGCTTGCGCACCGCTCCGACCGTCTTGCGGTTCAGAACCCACACGCCATTACGGGCATAGGCCGTCTTCAGGTCGTGATAGAGGGTGATCAGGCCATCGCCGGTCAGGGCGGCGGCGGAACCGGAGATGGTCTCATCCACGCCAGAGGCATTCAGGATGCCCATGCACTGGTTGTTGGTGCCGGTGCCACTGATGTGCTCAGTTCCCTCCTTGACAGCGAACTGCTCGGCAGTCTCGGAGCGGAGTTCGGCCATCAGGTCATAGCCGGAGTCCTCGATCATCTGCTGAGAGACTTCAATCCGGGCGAACATCTCGGGCGCCAGGATTTCGATCTCACCATAGGCAGGATCGCCCGTGTTGGTGCGGGTCTGCGTCTCGCCAACCCGAGTAGCGCCTCCGGTCCCGGTGCGCTTCTTCTGCTTCCACGACGGACCGCCGATGGTGCGGACAGTGGCGAGTGAGCGAAAAGCACTCATCTCGACGATGTCCTTCAGGATGTCGGCCTGCATGTCCGGCGGGGCGAGCAGGTATCCGGCGCCCGTGTCGTCGGACTTGACCA